ATGAAAATAGCCATTGAAGCACAACGTATTTTCCGTACCAACAAGCATGGAATGGACTTTGTCGCCCTGGAAACAATTCGCGAACTGCAAAAAATAGATCATAAAAATGAATATTATATCCTCGTCAGTCCCGGTGAAGATCACTGTTTGCAAAGTTCTCCAAACGTACACATCATCGAGCTTCACTGTCCCACTTATCCTCTTTGGGAACAGGTGGCACTACCGCGTGCCATAGCCCGCATAAAGCCCGATTTGCTGCACTGCACCAGTAATACAGCCCCTCTCTATTGTCCGGTAGCTTTAGTGCTTACTTTGCACGACATTATTTTTCTGGAAAAGCGCCAATCATTCAGTAAATCCTGGTATCAAGAGATGGGATGGTACTATCGGCGCTTTGTGGTTCCCCGAATCCTACCCAACTGCAAAAAGATCATCACAGTTTCCCATTTTGAATGCAACCGTATCCGTGAAGCGCTCAAACTGCCTGTGGAACAAATTACCCCTGTATATAATGGCTATAGCCAACATTTCAGACAACAGCCTAAACAGCCTTCCCTGACCCGGCGCTATATTCAGGCCGACGGTTATCTATTCTTCTTAGGCAATACCGATCCTAAGAAGAATACCCCCCGCTTACTGAAAGCCTATTCTCTATACCTAAAAAAATCTACCGTGAAGCGTCCGCTGTTGATAGCCGACCTAAAAGAAGAAATTATAGATGAAATTCTGGAAACAGAGAAGATACAAGAGATAAAACCTTATCTGAGTTATCCTGGTTATATCCGAAACCAAGATTTGTCAGCTGTGTACACAGGCGCATTTGCTTTTCTTTACCCTTCTTTACGTGAGAGTTTTGGTATTCCGCAACTGGAAGCTATGGCATGCGGTACACCGATTTTAACCGGCAACACATCCGCCATGCCCGAAGTGGCAGGTGAGGGTGCCATATTGATTGACCCTTTCAATCCGGCGGACATTTCCGAAAAGCTATTACGTTTGGAATTAGATCCCGTCTTCTATCAGCGGCAAGTTGAATATGGGCTTGAACGTGTGAAACTATTTTCATGGACCAAAAGCGCAGAAGCACTACTCGATATCTATCATGCCGTCGCAAATGAAAAACATGCATATTAATGGTTAGTTTAGGTAATTCACCACAGAGCAACACAGAGTTCCACAGAGGATTTATTTTCTCCGGGATACCCGTAAACGGGAAGCCAAAACTCCGTGTAAATCTGTGTTAATCCGTGTAATCTGTGGTGAACCGTCAACCAAATACCTCCCGCAACGAAACCTCGAAACACGGACAAGCCTTGATCCATTCCTCCGGCTCTATCTCTCCGTTGCCGTTCAGGTCCGTACTCAGATCGCGATGCCCGCACACCTCACAACCGGGATAATCCGTCAGAAGCGTACGCACCAGCACTCGCATCGAATGCTTCTGTTCGGGTGTACGGGTATCCTTGGGATGCCCTTCACGGTCCAGTCCGCCTTCATAGCAGATACCGATGGAACGGGCATTAAATCCGCGCGCATGCGCTCCGACACGTTCTATGGGACGGGTACTGACGATGCGTCCATCCTTACGGATGTAGAAATGATAGCCCGGACCGTTGAATCCCCGACGGCGATGGCATGTATCCAGATCGTACTCCGTGAAGCAGCGGTCTTCACGCGTAGCGGAGCAATGGATGACGATCAGATCGATTTTTCTCATATCGCTTCTCTCCTTTCACACTCTTTCAGACGGCACCTGAGCGACAAGGCCTCCAGCAGTTCTTCGCGTAGCGAGATGACCTCGGCATGCATTTCTTTCACTTTCGAACTCAGTTCGAAGTAATCTTTCAGCATCTTCTCAAGCTGCCCCATCAGGAACTCGTACTGACCGGTGACCAACTGGCTGAACTCTTTCATTTTTGCCGCATCCTTCTTCCGCAGAAACGGCAGGAGGCCCATCAGGCACTCCAAAGCTTTTTCGATAATTGTTTTCATGATAGATGTTTTTAGGTTTACCACGGGTGAGTTATGACACACCGGCGAATTCCTTACGCCGTCGGATCGTCCACAATACCCCCGTCTCCGCCACTGCCTCCGGCCTGCGCGCTTACCAGCTCCAGCACCACATTATTTTCTCCTCCGCGCGTAGTGGCGACGCTGTCGTTCACCAGACGAAGCGTATTGTCCACCTTGAAGCGGAGATTTACCCGGGTCACGTTTTTCACGGTACACTCTTTTTCCACTTCTACTCCGGGACAACTCAAGGTGATGTAGAACGTTCCCAGCCCGTCCACCTTCACATATGGGGGGTAAAGTGAATGGGACAGATTATTGAGTATAGAAAAAATGCTGGAAACCCTTTATAGATGGGAGATTCAGTATATATTTGGGTTTGAACTCTATCAAAACAAATGGTACAGTTTAGTGCATTAAAGGTTAATTCTACTACCATTATTTGAAGGAAAAACAGGAAAGAATGTACATTGAAGGTTAATTTTAAAATTCAGACCTTTACCTTATGTCCATTGTTTTAAAAAGCTGTAGTTAAATGCCACTGGGAACCTATTTGTGGGTATTTAAGTGGCATTTGTCATATCTATACTTCTGGTGATTATTTATATCTAAAAAGCTTTCCTTTGGCCGAAATAGTCAGTTTGCAAAGTATACCTCAGAATGCTTATTTCTGTGTAATTTATGCTAAAAATATGCTTGGAGTTACAATTGGGGTTACAATTGGGGTTACACATGTATGTTTTAAAAGTTTAATCCAAATACCTATCAGTGGTTAAAATGTAGTTAAAAGGACATGATATAAAGAATAAATCCCCCTATAATAACATTGTATATAGCAAGTGTTTTTGCTTAAGATGTTGATAATCATTTGGTTGACTCTTTATTAAAATCTTATATCATTAGAAACGATAGCCAGAGGAATACATAGTTATAACTCCAATATCTTCCTTTTCTCTAATATGTTTAAGATTATGGGATCTAATATCTTGACTATTTATCTTTGATGGCTCGTAGTATTTGTTTCATTTGGTTCTCAAGCATGTCGTATTTATCCTCCAGCTGATTAACTTTATCATAATATGTTTCGTTTAGATTTGGCATTTTGGCACTAAGAGCCCATTCTGCATGAAGTATGCAATTTATCTCTTGCTCTTCTAAATTAAAATTAGGATAATTAAGTTTATCAACATTGTCGGACATACAAACAATGAATCCGCTATTAGATAAGCGATTTTTTACTCTCTTTAAATATGCTCGCCCATCACGATCGCTGATAATATAAACATGACGATCTGGCATATGTCCCCATTCTGATCGGTCAAGCGTTCGGGCTATAATATAAGAACTATCTAAAATTGTAGGAGTCATACTTTCGCCTTTTACACGGATACAAAAATACTGACCATTGTTTTTGAGCATCGTGGAAGGCATTTTAATAACATCAATTACATCTAAATAGCTTGGATTGTCATATCCACTGCAACCGGCAGCCACTGAAATTTCAACCAAAGGGATAGAGATAAAATCTTCATTTGACAATATTGGAATAGTATCTGGAATATGAACCTGTTTGGGGCCTTCAGATATTTTGTTGTCACGGAACATAGGCCCCTTACCCATTAAAATCCAATCTGAACTTATATCATACTTGAAACATAAGCATGCAATAAGATCAGTTCCAGCCTTCATTCTATTATTCAGAATTTCTGAAAGCCTTGTCGCCCCTATTCCCAAACTTTCCGCGATCTCTGCTTTATTTCGGGATATTTTATTGTTTATTAAATAGTTAACACTTTCAATAAACCGTGAATTGATAATACTTTTATCCATGTTATCTGATTTTTTATTCCAGATATTCTGAATTTAATTTTGATAATTCAGAAATTCTGTATTACTTTGCAAAGTCTTCCAATTGCAAGACGCTCCAAAGTTAGGAATAACAATTAAACAATAATATAATATGGAAGAAAAAAAAGAAGTAATTGAAATCAGTTTGGCACTTCAACGTGAAATAGCCAAAGAGTTCAAAGTATCGGAACGTTCTGTTCAATCGGCTATGCGATTTGAGACGAACAGTCCTTCTGCGCGTTTACTGCGTGCATATGCTCTGAATCATGGTGGTCAGCAATATAAAATAACTACCATCAAAGAAAGAATAGAAAATCCATATATGGAAGTCGTAACCCTTAAATGATAGAAAATATGAAAATATTTAGAAGAATACAGACCTGTGTCGCAATAATAGCACTTTGGACAGCAATGGCAATAAGCAATAGTTATGAAGCCACCGGTAAAGAAATTCTTGCCAGTGCCGTATTGGTAGTGCTGGCAGGAATGGTGGTAGTGAATGTATTAATTGAAAGAGCAAAGGAGGAAGTAAAATGAAAAAGAAAAAGAATAAACAGAATGGAAGTACCTTCCTTTCCCCTTGCTCTTCCGATAATATCATTCAGGTTGATGATAGAGTGAATCATTTTTCATGGACAGAATATCACGGGAGACTGCCTGCCGCTGAGCCTTCAAAAAAGGCTTTGAACACTCATTGAGTTGGCTTTCAATCTTATCTAAAGCCACAAATACATTGTTTTCAAGGGTATTTACGTAATTAGTATAAACGGTTCCTGCGTCTTCAGGAAACACGTATGACAATGTGCCTAATATCATGGCGTTCATTGTTTGCTGCTTAGAGCTAACAACAGCCAATTGCACCTTTAGAATATCTATTGTTTCAAGAAGATATTCGATTTTTTCTGATTGATTCATAATAGTTAGTTTTTAGAACGGCTACAAAAGTAGCAAAACTCTTTTGGTTCGTGAGAATAGAAAGGGATAAAATCTCTCAGATAATGAGAGAAATCCCGCCGGAAAGCTAATGACTTGCAACCCGGAGCGAGAACGGGGCGGGAACTAAGATAATAAAAAAATAATGTTTATGCCACACGAATGGAATAACATATGGGTAGTAACAAAGGATGAACTGGTGCCAAAATATTATACTTGGGAACAGTTGAAACTCACTATTTGGCGCTACGAAGGTAAGCCTTACGGTATCAAACGCGTTCAACGCGCCTGCAACAATCGTCCTATGTTGGTAAGTTTTGACAGCCTGCCCATAGAGATACAGAATGCTATCGGTGATCCGCGTAAGGTAGACAGCATATTGGAACGATATTACGAGATCAATCCTGATGCGGTCACTTTTTATACAACAGTGAAAGTCGGAGTCAAAGGAACACTGGAGACAGAAGTACAGGAAGAATACATTATTAATGCCAGTGTACTGCAAGCGGCCATCAAGTTAAAGAAGGCCCGCGAACTGGAACGGGTATCCAAAGGGATAACGATACGCGGACTGATGGCTACTATCAGCAGCGATGTCAACGGTTTTAACAAGGTCCTAAGAGCCAAATACGGTATTGAACATACCCTCCCGTCAAGCGCACGGAAATTTGAAAAGACTTATAACGAGTTTGTTAAATGTGGATACGGAACACTGATCAGCAAAAAATACAATAACAGAAATGCCGTAAAGAATACCGATGAGGTAAGAGCTTTGTTGGAAAGCATGTTTGTTTCCCAGAAACACAAACCCACCCCTACAGAAGTGTCCCGACAGTATGAGGGATTCCTGAACGGATATGTGGAAATCATAAATAACGAGACCGGTGAGGTGTACAATCCGAAGGACTTCAAGAAACTGAGCAAGCGCTGCATCACTTCGTTTCTGGCATCTTGGGGTTCCAAGGTGGTTACTTACAGCAAACGCGGAGGTGACAGACAGAAGCATCTCGAACAGTTTATTCCCTATTACGATATGAAACAACCGGAATATGCCGGCAGTATGGTTTCGGTTGATGACCGCCAGCCTCCCTTCGAATACGCCCCCAATGAAAGGGTATGGTTTTATAATGCCGTGGATTTAGGCTCTGAATGCCTGACGACATGGGTTTACGGGGTACATAAGAAAGGGGTCATGGCAGATTTTTACAGACAGATGGTGCGAAATTATGCCGAATGGGGATTACCTCTGCCAGCTGAACTGGAGTGTGAAAGTAACCTTAACAGCGCACTCAAAGACACTTTGCTTAGAGACGGGGTTATGTTTCAACATGTCCATATTGAGGCCAATAATCCACGAGGGAAACGGTGTGAGCGCTATTGGAGGGGCTTCCGTTATGAGAAAGAGAAGAAGAAAGAGGGGTGGCAGGCACGTCCGTTTGCTAAAAGCGAACCCAATCAGGTGTCCCCCCATAAAGTGCCCCTGATTCCCTATGAAAAAATAGTGGAAGGTTGTCTGCTCGATATTCAGGAACATAATAATTCTCCCCACTCCAATACGAAGAAATACCCCGGTAAAAGCCGGTGGGAAGTGTTCCTGGAAAACCAGCACCCGTCTCTTAAGGCGATCAACTACAAATCGTTCCTTCGCTATCTGGGATACAAGACCGAAACCAGTTGTAACGCCGGAACGATCCGTTTGCAAGCCGGTAAATACTGGCTGGGGGATGATGGTGAGATTTACACGGGTCAACGACTGATAGAGTTGTTGAAAGTGGTGGATGGCAAGGAGCTGGATGTTTACTGGATAGATGGCAATGACGGACAAGTGCTTAAAGCTCTGGTATATCTGAGAGGCAGCGATCGATGTGTCTGCGAAGCGATAGTAAAGCCGGTATGCGTGCGCGCCACCATCGAAAAAACGGTAGACGGAAAGTCAGCCGAGGAGATAACGGCACGTTATATCGCCACGGTGAACGGATATGTGTCCAGCCGCAAAAAAGCGATTGACAAGGTTACGGTTATAGACAACCGTACGGCAGTGATAAACAATAAGTTTAAGATCAGGGGACTGAACTCTCTTGAAATCAAAGAAAGTGTCGAGGTTGAAATACTTGATCAGGAACAGAATGAAGACGGAGAATTTGAATACAATCCAAACACTGTTCAACCCTCGTTTAAAAAAGAACTGGCGGAAACATTTTAAAAATACATATCATGATTGAGATAACAGAAAATTTCAAAGCCAACGTACTCAGTGCCCTGAGTGTGGCACGTGAGAACTATAGCGGAAGCGATGCCGCATTCGCAAAAAAATATGGAATCAATAAAGCCGTTTATGCAGAACTCAAGCAGGGTATCACGGAGAAGAAGCTATCCGCTCCCAAGTGGTTGGAACTGGGGCGTGCTCTGGATGTATCGCCCAATGAGCGCAAATGGAATATGGCGCGTACCGATGTCTTTGACACCATCGAAGAGGAGGTCCTTTTCTGCAAAGAGTTCAGTAAGGCCCGTATGTTCGTGGATGAATGTGCCATCGGTAAAACCTATTCGGCACGTTATCTGGCGCGTACATTGAAAAACTGTTTTTACATTGATGCCAGCCAATGTAAGAACCAGAATGAGTTCATACGTGCACTTGCCCGTTGCATAGGTGCCGAAGGCGGAGGTACACTGTACGATACCAAAGAAACTATCAAGTACATGCTTAAAGCCATGCCCAAGCCCCTTGTCATCATTGATGAAGCCGGAGATCTGAAACATGAGGCATTCATGGTCCTCAAAGAGTTCTGGAATGCCACCGACGGTTGTTGCGGCTGGTATATGCTGGGGGCTGAAGGACTGCGCACAAAGATCCAGTACGGTAAAAACAAAAGCAAGAAAGAGGGATACAGGGAGTTATTCTCCCGTTTCAGTAGCAAATACGGGTCGGTGGTCCCCACGGGAAAAGAGGATAAGATAGCCTTTTACCGGAAGCTGATCGGCGATGTATTGTCTGTGAATATTTCCGATACCAAGATGATCGGCAAGATCATCCGGCAATGTCTGGCCACAGACAGCAGCGATGACGAAACAGGGCTGCGCCGTGCAGAAAGTCTTTTAATCTTAAACCAGCAGTAAATATGGCCCGGGTATTGACTATACGTAATTTATATGATAAAGTATACAGTTATCTGCCCCTGTCCGGTGAATGGACCGCTATCGGAGCAGAAACGGAGGATTCCGGGCTGTGGCTGATTTACGGGAAAGAAAAGAATGGAAAGACCACCTTTGCTCTTAAACTGGCCAATTATTTGAGTACCATGCGGAAAGTGTTGTACGTAAGTGCGGAAGAGAATACGGATGCCAATATTGCAAGAACCTGTCAGCGGGTCGGTATCTCTGCCGAGAATAAAACGTTGCATATCATCGAATACATCCCCATGGAAGAATTGAAGGAAAAACTCAAAAAGAGGAAATCCGCACAGGTTGTCTTTCTTGATAATACAACGGAATACCGTTCGGAAATGAAAAACAGCGATGTGTCAGCGCTGCTGAAACAGTTTCCCGGTAAACTCTTCATCTTTCTGGCACATGAAAGTGACAAAGACAAAGGTGAGCCGGACATTGCACTGGCCAAGTTCTGTAAAAAGAAAGCCAAACGTGTTTTCCATGTGGTAGGACTTACAGCCCGGGTTCTGGGACGTACAGAAACCGCCGTCATTCCGGTAGATATGGAAAAAGCGGCTTTGTGCCATGGCGATAATTTGGGAATACAACCGGTTGATGACCAATAACAAATACTTAATAATATGAATACTGATTCTAAGAAACCTAAAAACTTTCACCGCCTGTACCACCTTGTCAAGCAACTGCCCCAATACCGTGAATGGCGTGACGGTTCCGGCAGGCAGGTGAACAATGCCTCAGTGATTATACAGGGCTGGATCTGGCAGGCTACCAATGAACGTACCTATAAAAAGAGCGAGTTATCCCTTGGGGAATATGACCGTATCTGTATGGAGATCGAAGAGAAATACGGTTTAAGAAAAGCCAGGCACCGGAATTTCACAGGTACCACCAAAGGAGATGACCGCGATGACCGTGCCAGAAAGAGGCTGCTTGCCGCCGTACATGCGAATCTGGCTTTGCGTGGTTATGACCAATCACCCGAATACCTGCAAAACAGGAATGGATATGCAATCGGACAAATCCTGCACCATGCCGGGCGTGTATATGACGATTTCAACAAGATTCCTTATTCCAAACTGCTGAGCATGTATCATTACTATCTGAAAGAAAATAAAATGTTGAACCCAAAATAGTTTTATGATGACTGTAGCATCTGACAGAATCCAGTCCAGGCAGCTTATGATACGCAGTATTCGTGAACGGATAGAGCGTGACACCCATGAATTGAACCTGGTGCACGAGCAACTTTTCACGGAGGGACTTTCACATGAGGAGTTCATCCGGCTGACAGACCGGCGCAATAATTTGCTGGCCGGTATCGGATTGAAAGAAAAAGAACTGGAAGAACTGATTAACAGCCGCAGGCAGAATCAGCTTGAGCGAGTAAATTACAATTATTAACCCTATAAATAATAAAATTATGGATATTAAGAACTTAACCCCGGAAGAACGGGCGGAATTAAAAGCACAACTGGAAGCAGAAGAACGGGCGACTGAAGCACAACTCCAACGCGAACGCCAATCATACAATGATATGCGCGATGATTTTGTAGAGCGCATGTTCGGCGAATTAAAAAAGCTATCTGACGAAATGATTGCCATCAAACAGCAGATTTTTTCCGAATCCGCCATGCTGGACGAAATGCAGCAGCGCCTGTTCAAGGTGAAAATGGATCGCAAAAGTCGTACAATGACGCACAGTAACGGACGTTGCTCCATCAAAGTAGGCAACCGCTTGAATGACGGATGGGATGATACTGTGGAAATAGGCATTGAGAAGGTGCGTGAATATCTCGGAACTTTGGCTACGGATGATAAGTCGCGCCGCTTGGTTGGTGCCATTACCCGATTGCTTGCCAAGGATCAAAAAGGTACGCTGAAAGCCAATAAGGTTTTGGAACTGGAGAAAATGGCAAACGAGGAGCAGAATCCTACATTCTTGGAAGGCATCAAGATCATAAAGGACGCGTACCGTCCGGTACCCACCTGCCAGTTTGTGGAAGTAAAGTACAAGGATGAAAATGATGTAGAGCGTTCGTTGCCCTTGTCGATGAGCGCAATGGAAGTATGAAGCAACTTACTTACAAATGCAATTTGACCAAAGAAAAGCGTCCGGAGTGGTTGCGACGGATCATTTCCGCTCTGCACACGCTTATGGCACAACGTATGACGGGTGATGATGCGGATTTCGCCTCCATCCATTCCGACCTTGGACAACTGATTTACCAGATGCACCTGGCAGGGATCCTTAAAAGTAAGATTACGGTCGAGTCTGTAACAGATGGGGGCGAAACCGCCCTCTTTATCAAACGCTCCGGACGGATACTGATTTCAATTTATTTCAAATAACATTTTAACAATCAAAATTATGTCAATGCACAATTGGTTTGAAGGAAAAATCCGCTACGAAAAGATTAACGAAGCGGGTATGAACGTGAAAGTAACAGAGCCCTATTTGGTGGATGCCCTCAGTTTCACTGAGGCCGAAGCCCGGCTGATAGAAGAACTGACCCCATTCATTTCCGGGGAGTTTACCGTTTCGGATATTAAACGGGCTAACTATAAAGAGCTTTTCTTCAGTGACGAAGAGGCGGCCGACCGTTGGTTCAAATGCAAACTGCTCTTTGTTGTCCTGGATGAAAAAAGCGGTGTTGAAAAACGTACACCGGCCAATGTCCTGGTACAGGCTGCCGACCTTCGGGACGCCGTGAAGAAGTTGGATGAAGGCATGAAAGGCACGATGGCCGACTACCAGATTGGAGCCGTGAGCGAAACACCCATTATGGATGTGTACCCATATGAAAACAAGAAAGAAGAATCGGAATCAGGGGAGGATGAAGCGTGATCATAGCGGTAGATTTTGACGGGACGATTGTGCGTAGTAATTATCCTGTTATTCTTGGGGAGCAACCATACGCAGGGGAAGTATTAAGAAAGTTGCATGCACAGGGACATTATATAATTATATGGACCTGCCGTTGTGGTGATCAGCTACTAAAAGCTATCAACTGGTTGTTGGAACATCAGATACCTTTCGACCGTATCAATGACCATAATCCTGAGAATGTGGCTAAATACGGAGAAGGGGGAAACAAAGTGTACGCACATTGCTATATTGATGATAAAAACCTGTTTGGCTTTCCCGGTTGGCCGGCGTGTATGGCCGAAATTGAACGAATGGAGGCCGAATATCAATCCTCTATACCCCGATAGCCATGCAACGTCCACCGATTAAATATATCGTCCAGATCGGTGACCGCTATCTTTCGGAACTGATCTACTACTGGCTTTATTATGATAAACCCTGTTCCTTACTCTATCAGAGTCCTCAGACGGAGGGGGTAACAGCCGTTAAGCTGGTTGTAGATTCGGACCGGGCAGCAGAGTTCCTGTTCAGAGTAAAAGAGAAAACAGGATGCAAATTGTATAAAGTGGAATAATGATTCATAAAACAAGCAGCCAAAGCATTACAGATTATTCAACCGGTCCGTTCCCGCCAGGCAAGGAAGGACTATATAAACCACTTCCGTCAGGAGAAACCTCTGGAGGGTGTCTTCTTCACAGATTTTATCCGGGAAGTTCTTGAAAAGCGCTCCAGACGTAAGTCTGAACACTACGCCGCTGTCTATGATGCGATAATTAAGCATATTGACCGGTTCTCGGAGAAGTATGATTGTGACATATATACCAACTCTATCACTGAAGAGTTCCTGGAGGACTTTATCTCTTATCTGGAGAACCGGGGATTGAGGCATAATACTATCTTGGGGTATATACAAAAGATCCAGTCCCTTGTCAGGCGTGCCGGTCAATATAATTACGCAGTTGATACGACTTACGATGAAGTAGAAATCCGGGAAGAACCTGCGTTTGCGGTATTCTTAAGCATGAATGAAATATCCCGCATCTACTACTATAAATTTGAAAATCAGGATAGGCGCAAGGCACGGGAACGTATACGGGATCTTTTCGTAATAGGATGTCTGACAGCCCTTCGCTATTCTGATTATTCGACCTTGACAAATCAAAATTTAGTAAATGGATACATCGTAAAAAGAACAAAGAAGACGAACGTGGACGTGAAGATTCCGGCCCATGACTTCGTAAAAGAGATTTTTGAAAAGTATGAAGGAGATATCCCTTGTCACCTCTGCATTCAGCATTTCAATAAATATTTGAAGCGGGTGATGCGTGAGATCGGATTGAATGATAAAGTTACCTATTCGTTCACCAAAGCAGGAAAATTGCATACGGTTACGAAAGAAAAATGGGAATTGATCAGCAGTCATACGGCCCGCCGGTCCGCTGCAACCAATATGTATCTGACAGGACGGATGAAAACACTTGAAATCATGCGTTTGACCGGGCATCGGTCGGAGCAGAACTTTTTTCGATACATCCGTCTTACACATGATGATACGGCACGATCTATCAGTGGGGATATGTTTTTCAGGAAATAATAACCGGTCCATTGGGCGTCCATGTCCAATGGCATAATCCTAACAACGAATGAATTCACGGGAATTTTTTGACGCTGTAGTGAAATTACGGGAACTACAGAAATCTTATTTCAAGGTTCGTACATCCACAGCTTTGACAGCCTGCAAAAGACAAGAAAAGATGATAGATGAAGAAATAGTACGAGTCAAGGGGAAAGTGGAAAAAGATGGGCAATTAAGGTTGCTCAAGTAGTAACTCTAAAAATAATAATGTAAATGAATAAACTAAAACTAATGCTATCAGCAGCGATGTGCGCAGTAGCACAAAATTACGATCTGTATGCAATGAAGCGTAAAAAAGGAATGAGCTTTAATCCTAACTATAAAGTTAAATCCTCAGTCAAAGAATTACGGGAGTTCACCATAAGAGGAAAGGTAGTTATGGCATACTCAAAGAAAGACGCTATCAAACGATTGAAACATAAGAAATAGTACAGAAATGAGCGAACTTTATATACCTGTTGAACGCCCTACGAGGAATCCCATAAACGGCAGATTTTTGAAAGGCATTGCTCCTCACAATAAAGGGAAAACAATGAAGTATCATTCCTCCAAGACTAAACGTAGAAGTCTGAAAAATTTAGCCAAAGGACGTGGTTCCTGGCATAAAACAGGTGCAGGTCTAAATCGTAAAAGTGTAGTTGCCATTAAAGACGGAAAGTTATGCGGCGTATTCCCTTCCATTCAGGATGCAGGTAGAGCGACAGGTGTTAATCCGGCTCTGATCAGCTGTATCTGCAATAAAAAGCCGGGCAGGCATAAAGCTGGCGGTTTTGAATGGTTCTTTGAAAATGATGCTACCTGGTGTGATTTAATACTTAAAAACGATGGATAATAACAGACAGCATATACTGACTAATTATATTTCTTACCTGTATACCACAGGTAGAAGTTATGATACTATTGGCAAGCATATCAAGTATGTAGCGGATTTCCTTGAGAGCACTGAAGAGGTCAACCGTCGCGGCTATTTGAGTTATAAGCGTAAAAACGCTGATGTCATGGCGCGTTATCCATTAATGTGTTCAGCCATTTGCGATCTATTGTCTTATCTTAAAATCGGATATGGCCGCAGGGAAAAGACGGTAAAGCCATTGGAGAAACTTGACTCCATTTCAGAGAAGAACAAGAAGATGTTGAATGATTTTATAGTATGGCTGACTGATAATAATGATTATTCCCCGCATACGGTTGATTTATACCATACCTCTATGAAGAAATACTTCGAATATGCGAATGAGGTCAATATGGATAATTGCAGGAGATTCATAAAGATGCTTGAGGAGGAAAAATTCGCTCCCGCTACTATCCGGTTGCGGATTACGGCCATTGAAAGATTTTCCAAGTGGATGAAGAAACCTCTCGAGCTCAAGCGTCCCAAGATGAAGCGTAAGCTGGACACAAATAATGTTCCTACAGAGGACGAATATAACCGTTTACTGGAATACTTGAAGACTAAATCCAACAAAGACTATTACTTTTTTATCAGGGTTTTAGGTACAACCGGTGCCCGTCTGTCGGAGTTTCTGCAATTCACGTGGGAAGACATCATATCCGGGGAAGTGACATTAAAAGGAAAGGGTAACAAGTACCGTCGCTTTTTCTTTCAAAAACAGCTACAGCAAGAAGTGAAGGCTTATGCGAAAGAATGCGGTAAGACCGGGCTTTTTGCGGTTGGCAGATTTGGCCCCATGACACAACGTGGACTGTCTCAGGGTATGAAGGCTTGGGGCAATTGCTGCGGCATTGACAAGAAGAAGATGCACCCTCACGCTTTCCGTCACTTCTTCGCGAAGATGTTTCTTAAGAAAAACAAGGATGTGATTCAGCTGGCTGATCTTTTAGGGCATGGCAGCGTAGACACAACAAGAATTTATTTACAGAAAAGTTATGACGAACAAAAAAGAGACTTTAATAAAAATGTTACGTGGTAGTGTTGAACAGTTGAACAGACTGGAGGACATGATGGACGGATTAACCGTTATGGACGAAACGGACCACGTAGATAACGATTTCCTGATGGAAATGCTTACCTGCGTCAACGCATTTATGGACGCGAGTAATAAGGTCATATCAAAGGTATCATCATTGCTCGCCCCTGATGCTCCCATGGACAAAAAAGGGGAACAATCCGATGAAGGTAAGAAATGGAGTGTGGAAGAGATACTGAAGCATTGCACGCTTGAGAATAACATTCTCAAGCTTCCACAAGTGCAATTCAATAAGAAATCTTATGCCGAAGCCAAAAAGTGGATAGAGGAAGCGGGCGGTTCCTGGCAAGGCGGGAAAGTGCAGGGCTTTACATTCCCGTTCAATGCCGAGCGCGTCTTCTCTATCCTCAAAGATGGGAAGCGCTGTAATCTTCAACAGGAATATCAGTTCTTTGAAACTCCGGATGGTGTTGCAGACTGGTTGGTAATGCTTGCCGGAGGGATACATGAAGATGATACGGTGTTAGAGCCGAGTGCCGGTCGTGGTGCGCTTATCAGGGCTATTCATCGGGCATGCCCTTCCGTTATGGTTGAATGTTATGAACTGATGCCTGAAAACAGGGAGTTTCTGCATTCGCTGGGCAATGTGATACTACTTGGGGAAGATTTTGCGAAAGATAGCGTGGGAAGCTATAGCAAGATAATTGCCAATCCTCCATTCACAAACAATCAGGACATAGATCATGTAAGGCTTATGTATGAACGGCTCGAAGAAGGTGGCACGCTTGCAGCCATTACCAGTCCACATTGGAAATTTGCTTCTGAAAAGAAGTGTGCTGCTTTCCGCCAATGGATTGATGAAGTACACGGGCAAGTATTTGAAATTGGCGCAGGTGAGTTTAAAGAGAGCGGAACAAGTATAAGTACAATGGCAATAGTTATAAAGAAATAATTCAAATTTGATAAGAAATGAATAAAAATGAAGTATTAACAGAGATAGTCGCTCTTTTGAATAAGTTCGAGGGATGTAATTGCGATTATCAAGGACTATTAGAAGATGTCATTGCAGAATGCGAAGATCGCATTGCTGGATTGGAATGTGATAATAATTAATTCTAATTAGAATAAAAATGAATAATGCAAAAATTTATATAGAGAGCAATAGCGTAAAGTTATCCGAACATTCGGGCGACTATGAGGCTGTATCTAAATACCACGCATTAAAAGCGCTCGAAATGCAAGAACAAAATTATGCTTGGCATGATTTAACTGTAAATCCAGATGACCTTCCAGAACACAGAGAAATCGTAATAGTGAAAATGAAATTCGATATGTATCATTACGCTATTGGTACATATAGTCAGATTGATGGTAAATGGTATTTGAGAGAAGATGACGAATTTTATCAAACAGATAAAGAAGTTACCAAATGGCAGAAGATTAACGATTAACTGATAAATCTATTGTACTATTATTATAATTACTATATTTGTATCATAACCTATAAATATAGAATATGAATGAAGAAGAAGAAAAAGGAATTGTAGAATTAGAGCAAGTGGTGTCTTATTTGGAATATCATTTACAACAGTATCGTGATTATGAACAAAAGTTTAAATATGATAGAATAAAAAAAGATCGTGACCGAGCATTGGATAATATGGTTACGCATGCTGACTATATAAAGAATGTATTATTAAGAGAGGATGTTTATCCAATTATAAAAAACGGTTCACCTTTGTATATTCAGTTTGAGGACTTCTGGAGATATGTAAAGAGTGATACTCCTGGTTATATAGAGACATTAAAAAAATACATTGAAAACAAAAAAAGAACGGAAAGAGATGCTATATAAGAATGAGTAAAAGTAACTTTCAAATTGAGACTAAAAAACTTTGTAAAATAGAATCTGACCTGCTCAAATTAATATCAGATTCAGAGGGTAAGATCCTGAACCGACAGAACGAACTTCTTCTGGTAGATTATAAAAGAGCGGTCGCATCCGGTTGCTTTCAAGGTACGCTTGAAGAATTTAAAGAGTTTCGGGAAGTTGCCTGCTGGGGAGTTAGCAGCATGAATCGGGACGATTTTTCAGGCTTTTCCCCAATCCCTAATGACTTAGGATGTGGTGTTAACGGCGCTTTAGGTTCTCTGGGTACAAACTCCGTCTCTGCCTTTATTCTTGTTCCCCGGGAGTGCAAGTATTGCAAGGTGCGTTCTTTCCCTACTCTTGAGCAAGCGGAATGTTTTGTTTCAGAGAATCCCCGTATGACTGATATCGAAATCATCACGGAACGTGAATTTGTAAACGCCTGGAATGACCGTTTTTATCCGGTCGATCGGTTCTGAGTGCCCAAACAGCCCTGCACAAAATGTCAGGGCTGTTTGAGTTTTTGTACTTTTTATAGTGAATATTTATGTGAAAGCCTTTATTTTTGTGGCATGAGTTATAATAAGCGAAATAAACTGGAACGTATTTGCGAGATTCAGCGTATTACGCTGGAACATACCCGTCGTGGCGTTACTCAGAAATGGGTTTACGACCATGTCATTTACCCCCGTTTTCTTATTTCCATTTCGACCTTTTACAACTATCTGGGCGTTCCTGCCCGCAAGGAACTTAACAAGCTGAAATCCCCGGTGGAGTCCCAACCGTCTTTATTCTGATGTCCCGGCCATACCGATGTGTATCCCGGCTTGCGGGGTAATTTTAATTTTGGCGGCCATTGCCGTAACATCCTTTATGGAGCATTCAAACAGGAGTTTCATTCCACGGGGATAATACTCTTTATTCCTGTAGGCGCTTGTTCGTGTCAGTTTTGAAAAATACTCTCCGGAAAACCCTTGTAATGCACGGTATACTTTTTGTGTGATGCTGTAATGCGCAAACGCCTGTTCCCTGAGTTGCGCGGGGGCCGCCATGCTCGAAGGGGCCCGTACTATAAAAAAGAGCTCTATTTCCAATACCATTTTCCCCACCTGCATCCCTGCCGATGCGTCGGAGTATTCAGCCCGTGGCACGTCTATCAACGCGCACGGGTAATCCACCGGCGGGTTCTCCATCATCATCTGTCCTATGTTCAGATCAATCCATTTGAGCTCCGGCACCTCTTCCCTGAGCCGTTGCATCACTTTCTTTAAAATCTCTTCCATTTGTCTTTATTGTTTAAATACCCGGTCAAGTTCTTTCCTTACCAGGCGGGTTACTTCATTTTCCAGTTCCCTGCTCGCGCCGATAAATGGTCTGGCGGGTAGCTTCACCGGATGTTTGCCGAACACTTTTATGATCCCCCCGTGGTTCTGTACGCCGGCATAAGGCTTGTCCGTGGTTATGGCCACCCATCCCCGCCCGGGCCTGCTGGTGATGCTGCGCATGAGCTCCAGACGTTTGGAAAGCAATACGGGGCGCCTGGTAGCCGTGGGAGAAAAATTCAGTTGCTTTTGTTTGTCCGCTTTCCGGGTCCTTCCGGTTTTGGGATCCCGTTTGAATTTGTAGGATGTCCGCTTTTCGGCCTTGTATTCGAATCCGTACCATTTACTGTCCGGATCCCTTCTCTTGACGTCTTTCCACCGGTGCAGCCCTCCGTTAACAAACCCTCCCTGACGGAAGTTGTCCCGGAAATGGTCCCGGGCTGTTTTTCCGACCATGCGTGGCAGGTCATACTCGATCAGGCGGACCGCTTGTTTAAGCCTTTGGCCGATCATCTCTGTAACATCAGGTGTTTGAGGCATATTCGATCACCGTTTAAATGGTATTTTAACATGAAATGCTTGTGCATTTGTTTTTTAATCGTATCTTTGTATTCAAATCAGGAGGGATTTAAAGAAGACTGTATCGGATTGCACATCCTTTGGCAAGTTCTTTATCTCCCTCTTGTTGCGTGTAAGGACCAAGTAACTTCCGGGGTACCTATTCCCCGACTGCTTCTTTGGGCAAATTTCTACTTTTTCTTGATTTTCTCCACGATGGAATAAAACAACTGCTGCCCGTTTAACAGTTCCCTGATAACGGCATATGATTTCTTTCCCGCAACGGGTATCTCAATGAAATGATAGCCTGCCACCATCGGATTTTCTTTTTCGTCAGGAGCGTATTTAACGTATTTACCGTCCCGAATGAGTTCCCGTATATTTTTCAGCGCCTCGTTCTTTTCCTTGAGGAACTTATGGGGCTGGTTGATAGCCTCCTTTATTCCGGACATGGTAAACCTGACCGGATTGCTGATCCCCGGCGCCTGTACGGTTCGTTCCGCCAGATTCTCCTTGGCCCATTTACGGATATCCGCCCGCTGCTGTTTTATCTCCTGCTTTTCCATAAAGTTCTCCACCGCTTTCCCGGCACCCGGATAAGCATCGGTCCTGTATGGATGCCTGTCACTGAAACAGGCCCTGCTGTATGCGGGGTTTTGCTCCAGCCCTCTTTCCGGTCTTGTTTCCTTATTCGGCTTTCCCCCAGGGCCATGGGTAATGTTTTCGTCCGTATTGGCCGTGCCGCACTGGCATCCCCACAAGCATCCCGGATAGGTGCTTTTCCAGAAGGGATCGGACAAGGCCCTGACCATTCCGTAATAAGGCCTGTGCGCATCCCTTGGTTCCACGGCGGCGGAAGGCAGCCACTTGACATTCGGATACAGGTCGCTTTCCCGTTCGTATGTCCTGAATTCGGCCGCTGTACGCGCACGTTTGATGACAGTGGTGTATTCCGTTTGCAACCAGTCGGTATTGTAGGCTCCTATTACCGGTTCCGTATCCTGTTTGAAGCGGGCAAAACTCTTGAGACCTCCTTCCTCGTCAGTGAGCAGGTTATGCAGGTCATTCTGTTGGCGGTGTGTCTTAAAAGCGGCAAATACCCCGTTGTTATGTTTCAGTTCCCTGATAAAGTCTTCCTCCGCTTGCAGGTCCCGGACTCCGGAGAATCCCTTATCCACCGCTTGGTCCAGGGCATTGACCGTATGTTTGTATAAATCCGGATCAATATCCTTTTTAACATCGAATCCCCCGTAAATCCGTTTCAGTATGGTATCCTTCAATTCCTCCCCCAACGAGAAAGTCATACCCGCGTTTCCTTTTTCCCTGTTGAGACAGACTCCGCACCGGCATTTATACAGGTTGTATATATCTGCGTACATGCCCCCTTCACGGGGGCTTATGAAAAAAAATCCAATAAATCCCTGATGCGTCTTTTCGGCCGCGGATCATAAAATGCCGGCTGCCCGCCTTCTTCAGTGAGATCCCTGTGTTTTTGTACCGGAACCTGCGTCCCTTCCCCTGCGGGAGATATTTGCGGTGCTATGTACTGCGGTCCTCCCCCCGGTATGGGCATATTGTATTTTTCATACCAGTAAGAGGGCGGGATGACTATTTTTTCTGCCAGTTTCAAATCCATATCCAGCCTTTTCTCCAGGCAGATATGGCTTTCGGGCACATAGGTGAACCTTCCTTCCCCCGGGTTAAACCCGTGCGTAGCCAACAATTCCCTGAATTTGGTATTGAGGATTCCCAGCAGGTATCTTTCATCACTTTTATGCACCCCCTCTTCACTTCTTTCATGCACCTCTCCTTTGTATTGTCCCCCTTCCGCTTCCACAGTCATGGTGGATTGCAGGAACAGTTTGGAGAGTTGTTTATCGCAAAACTCCGCCAGCGTCATATAAGCCGTTGTGCTTCCGTTGGAGGTGTTCTGGATAAATTCCAGGGTAAACCCTTCCGGTACAATTGCATAACCGGCACTTCCGGAGGTCTTCATGGCCTGTTCCATGATCAGTTTGGCGTCATTGCTGAACTGTGGATAGGTTCCCTTTCTGAAAGGCATGGCGAAAAGTTCGTTAAAAGTGGCCCAGTCACTCACATCCCCCCGCTTAAGCAGCACCCATGGTACGGCTTTGATCAGCAGTCCGAAATCCCCTGGCTTTCCCGCCGTAATAATAAACCTGTCATAAGGAGGCCGGGCAATGTCTATTCCGTCCCTGTCATCCTGTTTGACCAGCAGCATCCCTTTTAAGGGTTTGATATGCCTGCGGTCATACATTTGGTATTTACGGAAAGTACCGTTGTTCAGGTCAAGCCAGGAAGCGGTATACCCCCAGAATCTTGAACAAAGCAAATCCTCGAGCATTTCGTCAAACCACGGCGTGCCGATCAGTGCGCTGACCATCGGGTTCTCTTTCCCTTCCTGGCTGAACACGAGCGGGGTTCCCTTGATATGGTCGATGCGTTTGTTGATGATGGAGGTTAAATGCGAATCCAGCATGATATCGTTAAAGATGTCATACAACAGCGTATAATCAGGTTCCTTTGGATCTTCCGCCTGTTTGATGGCCGTTCTCCAGCGTCCGATGTCGAACCCTTCCCTTCTGGGTGCCTCCAATATGATGACGGGCTCTTCCGGCACCCTTCCTCCCTTTTTTGCGGTCTGCACGGCACCGTTCTTGTTTCTGTTCTTATTCATGGTTAATAATAATTGTTACGTTTGGGGTTACTTCCGAATGTGATCTGTTTATCAGGGGCCGGTTCCAGTTCTGTTCCCGTGATTCTAAAGGGCAGTTCTGTGGGGATATCGTTATCCCGCACCTCTTTTAGCCATCCTATGGCCCGCTTATAAAGCGCCCTTCTGTTCTCCAGGTCCTGGTCCGGAAGTGCGATGCTGCATAGTTCGAAAATAGCTATGTCCACGGCGAAACGTACCAGGATGTCCGGGCGCTGGTTTGCCGTTGTAGCGAAAAGCCTGCCTGTGTCATAACGGTGCAGGTAAGGTTTCATTTCCCCGATAGCATGGCTGATGGCTATCTCCACCAGCGTGTCGTCCGCTTCGGTTATTTCATCTAACTGGTATTCGCGTATTGCGATGCGCAAATCCTTTTTGGTGATAAAACTCATCTTTCCCAAGTTTAAATTAATATCTGTTGCGGCGACGCATGTCCCCGAATTCAATGTCCTCCTCCCGTGTTCCGCTTTCGTAACTGACAAATTGTGCCAGGTACTCCAGAGCCTGTTGGTCCGAGTCCGGTCCGTCATCATGACAGCGGTATCCGGGTTCTATCCCTTTGAGTTGTGAAGTGCTTTCCACAAAACCACTGTTGTACCGTTCGTTCTCGTTATAATAGATCCGCCCGTTCTGATAATAGGGGTGCATGGACATCAGACGGTCGAACTTTTTGACCGACGAACGTTTCACCAGCGAGATGTTGAGCCATTTTCCCCGCTCTTTTCTTACCGCCTCTATGGCTTGCCTTACGGGATCGTTCCAGAACTGTTCCTCCACTCTCCAGTGTATCATTACGGATTTGGGCAATGTGCTCTCGTAATCATACATAAAGCGGACGGCATCCTCCATCTTGCACTGCCGGCAAAAGCTTTTCATTTTCCAGAAATCGGTCCCATGCAATCCCCATACCGGTATGGAATTATAGTCATTGTTTCCTGAATAGGCCACGTCCCAATGCCCTACCAGTATCTTGAATGAATTCATTCTCGGTGGCGGCGCCCACTGGAAGAGATCGTCGGTGAATACTTTCCCCTGTACATGAGGTTCATGCAGAAACTCGGCATGTGCCGCGATAATTCCCAGTTTTTTCTCAAGCATACGGTAATATTGATTATCATATTTTTGTGGCCACACCGGCGCGTAGGTCTTTTTATCATATGCCTTGACTATATCGACGTGCCAGTCGGGATGCCTTTTTTCCAGTTGGTTCTGAATGGTACGCGGTGCGAAATCATTGTTGGGGTGCAGGTAACGCTGTACCGGCCCGTCCATTGTCGGAATCAGGTCGGCTTCTATCCATTGCACCACTTCGTCCTGCCGTGCAGGATTCTTCACGGTATCCTTATCCTCCAGGTCATCGGCCACCAGCAGGTTGGGACGCAAAGCTCCGATTCTTAATCCCCGGGGGGAGGTTCCCATACCGATGGCCTTTCCCATGAACCTTCCATCCGCCGTACGGAAGTTGGCATACTCCCAGCTTCCGTTCTGTTTTAGTTCCCCGAAATCTTTGATCAACTGCGGGTTTCCTTCAAATTCCGCTTGAATATCGGCCAGTAAGAGTTCCGCTTTATCCTGGTTGTTACCTACAATAACCAGGTATACGGATTCCCCGCGCATCCATAACCATAAGGGAATGATCAGATCACACCAAACGGATTTTGCCAATCCTCTTCCCCAACGTACCAGCTCCATACACTGCGGATCCCGTGCCACCCTGTTGGCCAGTCTGCTTTGAAAGGGGGCGCACTTGCTGGTGGCATAATGCGGCAGATAACGCTCCACCATAAATTCCACGTCTTTTTGTGCCCTCCTGATGGCTGCCTGTTGCTCTTCTTTGGATTCGAATGGATTCACCCGGGAACCGCTCCTGGCAAATTTGAGTTTCTCCAGATAGCGTTCTCTGGCCTGCTTCTCGCTTTGTGTAAGTGCCATCTGCTATTTGTTGTTAGATATTTGATAGATGTGTTGCTCCTGGAAATCCAGGGTCCGGGTATAGAGTTCCATATCGAAGAGCCTCAAGGAGTCGAAAATATTGTCCATGACCTGTAGATAAATGTCCAGTGGAACCCGCTCGTCTTTCTGTGCTGTGATACGTGCCTTGTTCCACTTGCTCACCGCATCATCTATCCGGGATATCTGTTTACGCAGTTCCCTTATCAATTCCCTGTCCGGTTGTGGAGAGGCCTCTTGTTCCATGATAAGTTCCCGTATCCTTCTGCGGTCCGTTGCCAGGTCTGAGAGTACCTGGTCCCTGTTCTCTTCGCGGCTTCTGACGGATATCTCCCTGGCCTGTCTCTCTTGTTTCCAGGCGTATTTCCTGACCCACTCCCCTACAGTTTTGGGAGTGATGTCCAGCATTTCGGCCACCTGTTTGGCCGTGTAGTTCTTTTCCACATAATAATGATGCGCAATCTTGCGCTTATTGTCATATTCCTTTGCCATACGCATATTACTTTAGGGCAAAGTTTAGTATAAAATATGCGTGTAACTAATTAGTTTCCAAAGCTTGAAGTATTCCTTTTAACCCTAAGCCGATTAGTTGAGAGTTCGATTTTAACGCCGTATCCTTGCATCAGTTTTAACGAATAGATCCCATTTATGGCATTAACATTTGTACTTAGCGACGAAAGTGTCAACAGTTACGGCACCCGTGTACTGACAGAGGGTATCCGGCTGGATAATTTTTTAAAGAATCCCGTCATGCTGTGGAACCACACCCGCGCATGGAGTGACAAACAGGACCAGATCCTGCCCATCGGAAAGTGGGAAAACCTCCGTGTGGAACAGGGTAAGTTACTCGGAGATGCCGTTTTTGATGAAAAAGACGGTTTTGCCCAAAGAATAAAAAGCAAGGTGGAGCAGGGCATTATTAATATGTGCAGTGTCAGCATTGATGTGATTACCTCCAGTGACGATACTTCCGTAATCGTACAGGGGCAGCGCCGTCCGACCATAATCGAATGCGAGTTGCGTGAGGTCTCCATTGTGGATATCGGCAGCAACCGGAATGCGGTACGGCTGTTTGACGCCTGCGACGGCAAGGAAATCTGCCTGAGTGATAACAGCGGGGATAACTTCCTGCTTCCATTATTGGAAAACATACATAAAGACAATCATATGGAATTAAAAGAGATGAAAGACTTGCTGGGGCTTCGCGACAAGGAAGACAGTGAGGTGAAAAAGGAGATTCTCCGTTTAAGAGACCTGGACCGTGAAGTGGTAACTCTCCGCAGTGAAAAACAGCAGTTGGAGGAGGACCTGCGGGCCTATCGTGACAAAGAAGCCGCCGAGCGTCAGCGCGCTATCGTGAAACTTGTGGATGACGCTGTGGAAGCATACAAGATCACCGCTTCGGAAAAAGAGGACTATATAGCCCTGGCGGAAAAGGATTATGAGCGTACCAAAAAGATTCTGGATGCCCGTAGCGGCGTACAGCAGCCTTCCGTTTCGCAAACGGACGAAAACAATGTCTGGCAACAGCGTTTCCGCCAGATCGAAGAGTCAAATCAATAATCATATCAAACAAATCAATTATGGCAATTAATATTCAGAGTGCATACAGCGGGGAGGTGCTTGACAAGATACTGGTCAAGGCAACCACAGGTAACCAGCTTGTCTCAAGAGGCCTTATCCGACTGGAGCCGAATGTGAACGACAAGTTCTACATTCCCCGTATGAAAGCCGGGAAAATGCTCCAGAAACGTAAGGAGCAACCGGTTGAGTCGGACAGCAAAGGAGATTTCAACATTGATGAAAAAGTGCTGGAGCCCAAAGAGTTCATGGCATTTACCACTTTCAACCCCCGTTCCTTTGAGCGTATCTGGCGGAAGTGGCAACCTTCAGGCGAACTCGTGTTCAGAGAACTGCCTAAATCCGCCCAAAACGCTTTGTTGGAGGAGATGGCCAATGCGGTAGACTTTGAACTGGGATACCATTTCATCAATGGCGTTCACGGTAACGGTGCGGACCAGTTTTTTGACGGTATTCTCACCCGTATCCTTGCTGACGGTGACGTCATCCGTCCGGACAAGTCCAAACTGGCACCACAAGCGGGTATAATCGACAAATTACGTCTGGTTTACAAGGCTATTCCCAAAGCCATCCGTTCGGCAAGGGGATTGCGTTTCATTATGAGCGTGGAAGATGCGGACACCTACGATGACGAATTGACCGCACTTCCCAATAAGGGTGCGGACCCCACTTCCACCAATGCCAAACGATTCAAGGGAGTGGCCATCGAAGCCCTGGCCGACTGGCCCGAAGGAGTGATTGTGGCAACTGTGACGGGAATGGACCTTACCACCAACCTCTGGGCGGGTGTCAGCCTTGTCAATGACTTCTCTACCATCAAGATCGACAAGTTGACCAATGCAGGGGAGAAATATTTTTTCAAGATGCTGATGAAAGCCGACACCAACGTGGCTTTTGGTGAGGAAGTGGTGCTCCTGGATACACGCCGGGGGGGTGAACCCTCTTTGAGCGTTTCTCCCAAAACTCTTTCATTTGCATCCGGCGGTGAAACCAAGGCGCTGACAGTTACCGCATCGGGCGAATTTACCGTATCGGAAGCTCCGGAAGGTTTTGCAGTCAGCACTCAGGGAAATACCGTATCCGTTACGGCCCAGCCCAATTCCGGTTCAACGGTTAAGACAGGCAGCCTGGTAATTTCCCTGAAAGACACCCCTTCCAAAACCGTTACCGTGTCACTTAGCCAGGCCAAGCCATGAGCAGGATGAAATATTTGGTTATCCACTGTACGGCCACGCCCGAGGGACGTGAGGTCACAGCCGCCGACATCAAGGCGTGGCACACGAACCCGACCGGGAAGGGCGGGCGTGGCTGGAAACAGGTCGGATATACGGACCTGTTCAAGCTTGACGGGACCGTAGAGCGTTTGGTGCAGAATAACGAGGACGCAAACGTGGACCCTTGGGAAGTGACCAACGGGGCTGCGGGCTATAACGGTGTCAGCCGCCATATAGTCTACGCCGGTGGGGTGTCCCGCGACGGAAAGACCCCTAAAGATACCCGTACTGCGGCACAACTCAAAGCCATGGAGAAATACGTCAAAGACTTTCACCGCCGTTTTCCCGGGGTGAAGATCATCGGACATAACCGGCTCGCGGCCAAGGCATGTCCCTCGTTCGATGTAGAGGAGTGGTTACAATCAATAGGCATCCGGAATTAGATGAATACGCTTGATATACTCCGGCTTACCGTCGAAATCATTCTGGGTATCGTGGCTGCCGGAGGTCTCAAGAATTGGACGGATACGAAAAAATACCGTCAGGAAGTCGAAAAATTGCGTGCCGAGGTGGCGGGAACACAGACCAAAACCCGCAGTGACGAGTTGGAAAACGTGAAAACCGCGATGGACATCCTGATGGAACAAGTGGTAGAACCTTTAAAAACAGAGATCAATGCGATCAGAAGGGAAATGGTGCGTTTACGTAAAGCCGTGGGAAAGGCTAATGATTGTCCTTTTTCCATTAATTGTCCTGTGCGGGACGAGTTGCAAAAGTCCGAGTGCGTTGAGCATGACCCACTATCGAGACAGCCTGGAAAGCATAAAAAAGTTCGAGAGGACCCTGGCACCCGTCCCGCCAAGTGTGGCGAAGCTGAGGATACCTTCGGCTAAATTAGCGTCATTGCCGCAAGGGGCGGGTTACAGCACTAAAAGCGGACAGGCTACGATAACCGTAACCAAAAGGGCAAATGATTCAATAGACATTACCGGAACGTGTGACTCCCTGGCACGGGAGGTCATTCTGCTACAGGAAGAACTGACACGCAGGGGACGGGAAACGCAGGTAAGGGAACAGAAGTGCCAACCGACCGGTTGGCAGTGGTTCTGGATACGAACAGGACAAATCGCTCTTTTGGTTCTATTTATATCCTTTCCGGTACGGATGCTTGTCAAACGGCCCGGATAGCATTTAAAAAGTTTCAATCATGAAGAATAAAGAAGAACCCCAGCCAGTGGCTGAACCCGTAAAACAACCGGAACCGGATTTTTTAGGGCAGTACCGCACCTGTTATCCGCATACCCGGACGTTTTATGTAACGGGAGACAGTCTTGTCTTCCCGGATAATCCAAAGGCCGCCGAAGCACATCAGCAAAGCATCGGGAAAGGCAAGTTACAAACCTATTAATCAATAATAAGATGAGTTTACCCAACGTAAATATAGTTATCGGCAACGGAAACATGGGGCAAATCGCCCTTTCCGATGACGGTATTGCCGGGCTGGTCCTTACCGGAACGGCCGTATCCAAGAAACTTGACCTCAATAAGGTCTATGTCCTCTCCGGTACAACCGATTTAAAAAAACTGGGTATCGAGCAGGATACCAATCCGCTACTGCATAAGGAACTTACGGCATTTTATGCGACTGCCGGGGAAGGTGCGGAATTGCATCTGATTGTGGTAAGCGAAGCTACCACACTGACACAGATGTGTGCCACGGCAGAGGACTCCCCCCTGAAAAAACTGGTCGGTTCCGCGGCCGGACGTATCCGCCTGGTAGGTATTAACCGTAATCCGCCGGCAGAGTATTCTCCCACGATAGAGAACGGTTTGGATACGGATGTGCAGACAGCCATCCAGGCGGCTCAGAATGTTGCCGAGAGTTTCCTTTCACAATTGGCGCCGTTCCGCCTGTTTTTACCGGCCATCGGTTGGAACGGAGATACCTCTGACCTGTATCAACCCCGCCAGGGCAGTTACAACCGGGTTGCTGTGGTCCTGGCTTCCGATGGAAAATTCGGCAGCAGCAAGCTTTACAGTGCCGCTATCGGACAAGTGCTCGGACGGGCCGCAAAAATATCCGTCCACCAGAATTTGGGACGGGTACGGAGCGGTGCTATTGCCGGGGACGGTTTTCTGACTGATGGAAAGACGCCCCGGGAACATTACGGGCACTGGCCGCAACTGGATGATGCCGGTTACATTTTCTATCGCAGCTTTGTTGGGAAAAACGGTTATTACCTGAATGGTGACGCCATGGCCACAGCCGTATCGGATGATTATTGCTTCCTCTCTTCCGGCCGTGTCATTGACAAAGCGATGGTGATTGCGTATCAAACCTATATTGATGACATTCTGGACAATATTCAGGTGGATGCAAAGGACGGTACCATTTCCACTCCCGTTTGCAAAGGGTATGAGGCCAATATCATCCGTGCGGTAAATACGGGCATGGCCGGAGAGATCAGTTCTTTCTCGGCTTACATCAATCCCAAACAAAACGTCCTGGCTAACGGAAGAATGGATATTGCCTGTACAATTGTTCCACTTGCCACGCTCCGGGAAATAACAGTCAATTTATCACTTAAAAATCCAGCTTAACATTATGGAAGTGAATTTTAATTCAAATGAATACGTCTGGGCGGATATCATCGTTGTGCTGCTCGGACGCGAAGTCACCGGCCTTCGGGGAGTTGAGTACAAGGTAAAGTCCCAGATGGAGGCGCTGTTTGCTTCCGGACGGAAAGCCCGGGGCATACAAAGAGGGAAAAAGGAGTACGAGGGAACAATTACCCTGTTACAAAGCGAACTTATCGCCCTGGACCGGGCGGCACAGGAGAAAGGTTACGAAGATATCTCGGATATCAGTTTTGACGTCATTGTTTCATATGTGCCCGCCAGCGGTGTGGTCACTACCGACAAGATTATCGGTGTTTCCTTTACGGAGATCCCCCGCGGTATGAAAGAGGGAGACTTGAAGATGGAAGTAGCCTTGCCCTTTATCGCTCTGGACGTGGTATCCAACGTTTTATAACATAAGAATATAAACCCAGGGTGCGTTCCCGGATTTCCGGGTTGCGCTCCCGACAATTGAATGAAAAGAACATGGAAACGAAAGAAGAAAAGACAATCGAGCAGAAAATTGCAGAGTGGAAAGAGGCGTATGGTGACGTATACCGTGTGGAAGTGGACGGTCATGTGGCCTACTTGAAGAAACCCACGCGTAAGGCGCTGGGGGCCGCGGCCGTTATCGGCAAGACAGACCCGATGAAATACAACGAGGTTCTTTTGAATAACTGCTGGATAGAGGGAGATGAAGTGATCAAGAAAGATGATGCCTTGTTCCTGGGAGTCTCTGCCCAGCTCGCCGAAATTATCGAGGTGAAGGAGGCTACGCTAAAAAAGCTCTGACGGGTACACAGATACAGGATAAGGGCGGCTGGCTGTTTATGGCGGACACCCTTATCCGCTCTGTGCTGCATATGGATCCCGACAAGCTGTCGGACCAGGAATGGGCGCATCAGGTACGGATGTCGGAATGGGCATTGGCTGTCATGCAGGCAGGCAAGATCGGCTGATATCGGTATGGTCATAAGAAAGTAACAACCAAGCAAGAATAAGAACCCGTATGGGCAATACAATTGAATACATATTCAGTCTTCAGGATAAAATTTCCTCCAAAATAGGTAATATCACCGTCACTTCCGACAGGATGCTGGGACGGTTTGCCGATTTGGAGAGAAAGAGCCTGTCGGTAAATAAGACATTCAATGAAACGGGGCGTACCCTGGGGGCCTTACGGGAAAAGATCGCTTTGTTACAGGCCGAAAGGGAGTGGATCCCTTCCGGCGAGGTTAATTCCCTGAAAGCGTATAACCGGGAGATCAGGACCCTGAACCGGGAAATAACCAGGCTGGAGTCCCTGGAAGGAAGCAGGTTCAGCAAATGGAGCAAGGAAGCCTTTTCCGCAATACCGGGGAGTAGTCTTGTCAGCAATCCGTTGGTAGCGGGTGCGGCTGCGATCGGGTTCGCGGGAAAGTCCGCCCTCTCTTTCGATGAAGGAATGGCTAAAGTAAACATTACCGCACAGCTGGAAGGGGAATCATTGGACAGGCTCAAGGATAAGCTCAAACAAGTGGCCAGGGAAAACAAAACGGATATCCTGGTTGCTCCAGTGGGATTCGAAAAGATCAATTCCCAGGTGAACGACGTGGAACTCTCCCTGTCCATACTCGATGCTTCATTGAAAGGGAGCAAAGCCGGGTTTACGGATTTGGATACGGTTTCGGGAGCATTGGCACAGACCCTGTCCATCGTCGGTAAGGAGAACACCACGGCCATGGAGGTATTGGATACGTTCTTTGCCGCCAAACGTGTCGGGGCCGGAGAATTTGTGGATTTTGCCCGTTACATGCCCAACCTGATAGCCGGTGCCAGCAACCTGGGGATCAGCTTCAAGCAGGTAGCCGGAACTTTTGCCTACATGACCGGTAAAGGGCAGTCGGCAGAACGTGCCTCCGTCCTGATGGAGAATGCCTTTTCCGTGCTGGGGCGTGCGGATGTACGCGGAAAGATGGAAAAAGCCGGAATCAAGGTTTTCGACCAGGCTGGGAAGATCCGTAGCGTAGTGGATATCTTTTCCGACTTGCAGAGGGTCATGGGGGCATTAAACGATGAACAGAAGTCCTCCCTGTTGGAAAAACTCGGACTGGTGGATAAGGAGGCAAAGAATGCGTTTGCCATTATGACCTCTGACATTACCAAGTTGCGGGAATCCATGACCGATGTCGTGGGCTCTGCCGGGGAGACCCAAAAGGCTCTGGGATTCTCTGCAAACGCCGTACAGAAAGCCACACAGGTATGGGACCAGTTTAAGAATATCGGTACGGATATAGGGGGCTTCATACTTCCCCTGATAAGTGCGGGGCTGGATGTGGTCAGCATCGTGTTAAGCGGGGTGGCGGCCGTCATAGATACGGTCAGCCGGTTATTTGCATGGTGGTTTGTCCGGCTTCAACAGGGTAACCCGTTGGTTTGGGGGCTCACTGCTGCCATAGGGGCCTTATCCGCAGCCCTTCTGCTGAATTATGCCCGTACCAATTCCGTATTGTTGCTGACCAAGGCCAAAGTTGTCTGGGACGGGATCCAGGCAGGGGCCACATGGCTCCTTACCGGAGCGCAATGGGCGTTGAACGGGGCTTTCCTGGCTTGTCCGCTTACTTGGATCATATTGGCCATTGGTGCACTTGTGGCCGTTGTCGTGGCCCTCTGGAATCGCTTTGAGGGATTCCGTAAAGTCGTCCTCGGGCTTTGGGAGGTTATCAAGGAGTTTGGACGCACCCTGATAGATGCGGTGGTACATCCTTTCAAACAGGTACTTTCAGGGATAGGGAATGTGTGTTCGGCATTGGTTGCTCTTGTAAAAGGAAACTTCAGTGAGGCTGCTGACGCGGCCAAACAGGGGGTTAAGGATATCGCCTCGGGAACGGTAAAACTGAACCCGCTGGCTGTGGGCCTTACAGTGGCAAAAGACGGGCAATGGGAGAAAGCCTGGCAGAAGGGGCAGAGTAAAGGGGCGGAAAGCTGGAAAGCCTCTCAAAGCGGAAAGCAACAGGCTTCACCCGCAGACGAACTGTTTCCACAGTTACCCGGAAATGATGCCATGAGCGTGGATTATGACGCCCTGATGAAGAAGTTACAGAAAGCTACAAAGGGACCGAAAGTCAAAAAGGTCCTGAATCTGGGTGATGGAAGCCCCGGTCAAAATTATAGCGAATCGGCAACCTATACTGCGGCAACCCGTAAAATAGTTCCCGTAAAACTAAATCCGGCCTTGTCCGCACCGGAGCTTCCATCCGGCAATAAGCCGGATACAAAATTGTCCGGAGTACCGGCTGTAGTGGCTGATGCCACTAAAAAAACAGAGGGTGCCCAGGAATATCCGGCCGATAACCGGGACTTTCTCAAGGATATCATGCTTAACGTGCGCAGGATAGCCGCAACCGCCGCATTGCCATTGGCTTTAAGCCTGACACCGGGACAGATGACGGCTGCCGCACAGGCGGATTCATCCCCGGACCGGACAGTCACCGGTGAATCCTCCGGAACGGTTATTCCGGCGAAAGGGCAAATGTCACCCATGCCTGCGTTTACTTTTGCCCGCCCTCTGCGGCCCGCTGTCGAAATTCCCCGGGTTTCCATACCGCAAACGGTATCCGTACCGGCACCTTCCACCGAAATCTATAAGATAGAATCGGAACGCCTGGTAAAAGAAAGGACAAGGGAGGTTGACAGGGAAACCATACGTGAAACGGGAAAGCAGGTACGGGTGGAAAGGATTTGTGATCAGGTTGTGATCCACATACAGCAAATGGACGATATGGGAAAGGATACGGTCCGCAGGGAAATGATCAGTTTGTTGAATGAAATTTATAACGTATAGCCATGGGAGTTTTTAATATCAAAGACGCGCTGCTGGATGTGATCGGGTATAAGGGGCTGCCTTATCCGGGGCTCTGGTTACCCGGGATAAAGGGAGACGGGGAAACCGGACGGGAGTTTGAGTATATGCAGGAAGAGAACCGTTTAAAAACACATTCCGCCTTGGGATCTGTCCTGCGTAAAAGGGACGCACAGGGACGGTACTACTTTTTGCCGGTGGTTTTACAGCATAAGGGAAAGGAGTATGAGATACCTAATGCCTTTATCTCCTTTACCGGAAAGAAAACCATTGTGGAAACCCCGATGGTCGGACGCCGGGGATCGGTTAAGGAACTGATCAATCTGGACGATTACGAGATAAGTATTCAGGGAGTCGCGGTGGCCGGAGATTTTCCGGAAGAGATCCTCTCTGAAATCAATGAACTTTATAATATCAATGAAGCGGTAACGCTTAAATGCGCACTTACGGACATCTTTCTGGAGGAGGATGACAGGGTGGTCATTAAAAGCATCGAGCTTTCCGATATGAGGGGAACCGAAACCTGTCAGACTATAAAAATGGAGTTGGTTACGGACCGGAATTTCGAATTAATAATTGAATAACCATGCTTGTACTTTGCTCTGAAATCAAAATCGGCGGTGTATCCTTCAAATCCGTGCACGAGGTGAGGATCAAAAGAAGCATCTATAACCTTGCCGCCACAGCCGTTATCAAACTGCCTGTTACCGCCGTACTTAAACATACGGGAGAGCCGCCGGCACACATAGAGACTGCCAAGGCTATCAAAGTCGGTCAGAGGGTGGAAATTCGTTTAGGGTATGACGGACGTTTCAATACCGAGTTTGCCGGATATGTCAAACGGCTCAACTACAAGGTCCCTCTTGAGATCGAGTGTGAGGATGAATATTACCTCACACGCTGGAAAAACTGTCTGTTTTCTCAAAAGGAAACGACATTAAAACAGTGTTTGAATACCATTTTACCGGATATAAAAATTGCGTATTGTGCAGACCTGACCCTGAAGAATTTCGTAATAAACAATAAGCCGGGAAGCTGGGTTCTGGGACTTCTTAAGAAAGAGTACGGGCTGACCGTCTTTTTCGATCTGCAAGGCGCTTTATATGCGGGCAAGGCATATGACGTACAGGCGGAGACCGTAAAGTACCACCTTCGCTACAACGTGATCAGGGACGATGACCTGAAGTATCAGTTTGCCCAGGATGTGAAGCTGAAGGTCAAGGCCGTTTGCTATTACAAGGACGGAACCAGGATAGAGGGAGAAATCGGACAGGAAGGGGGCGAGACAAAAACACTCTATTTCTATGACGTAAAGGACGCGGGGGAATTGAAGAGTCTGGCAGGGCAGGAACTCAAGCGCCACTCTTTTGACGGATACCGGGGAAAGATCGAGACTTTCCTGTTCCCGTACGCGCTGCCGGGAATGGTGGCCGCACTGGATGATCCCATATATCAGGAGAGGAGCGGTAACTATTATATTGAAAGTACGGAAACGACATTCGGCACCGGTGGTGCACGCAGGAGTGTTGAAATTGGTATTAAAGTATGAGCAGGGACATAGAAGAGATCCGGCGTAAGATTTACGCCCAGCAAGGCAATGACTTTGTCTTTCCCGCTATAGTCAGAAAGGTGGACGAAGCGGAATTTACCTGCCAGGTGGAGCGGGATGGTCCGGTGGACTATTTCGATGTACGGCTCCGGGCACTGGCCAATCCGGATCTGAAAGGATTCGCGTTTATCCCCAAAGTGGGAAGTATGGTACTTGTATGTCGTATCGGGGAGAGTAACGAACTGTTTGTTTGCCAATATACGGAAATTGACAAGGTGTTCCTTACCACAGGGGATGTCTCCCTGACAGTGGATAAAGAGACAATCCGATTGTCCAAGGCGGATAAAGTTGCCGCCACTATTGATGCCGGGAGCCTGACCCTTCGGGTCGAACAGGCAACCGTCAGGGTTACGACAAACGGGGTTACGCTTTCCAGGGGGAATTCAGGGTTGAAAAAGACCCTGGATGATCTGATTACCGCCATCCGGAAACTGACCGTGACAACCGGAGTAGGTCCGAGCGGACCGCCTGTAAACATGGCGGACTTTGTGAAGATACAACAGGATTTGAATAATTATTTGGAGGAATAGATATGCCATTGGTGAAAGCAACGATTAAAGCCGGTATCAAATCGGCATTTACCCAGGTTATGGAACAACAGGAAAACCGCGAGGAGGCATTGGACAAGGTAGCGGACAAAATAGCCGATACGCTTGTCGAGGCGATTAAAGGGATGCAGATTACATACACTTCCGGATTGGTGGCCCCGCCTATGGGCGGCCCGGTCACAGGAACCTTTCAATGTGTGATATCATGATAGATATACAGCAGACAGGCACCGGGGATGTCGACCTTTCAACAGGGGATTTGCTCTATGGGGAAAGTACGGGGCAGCATCAGAGAGATATTCTACTTTCGGGAAAGGGACATTACAAGGAGTTTCCCGAGTTGGGAGTCGGTGCATTGGATTTTATTAACGACAACGAACCCGAAAACTTTTACCGTGCCATCCGTAAGGAATTTACAAGGGACGGGATGAAAGTGACAAAGGTGAGTATGGATGAAACACTTGCAAGGTATGAAGAAAGTGACGATAAAGCCTAACCAGACCATTTTCGACATAGCTTCCCAGGAATACGGCACCTGTGAGGCGGTCGGGATAATCCTGAAGGAGAACGGGACGCTGGCCAATGATCCGGCAGCCAAGGTTGCAGCGGGAATAGACGCCGTTAACGACAAGGGATTTTATTTCGATCTTCCTCTGGAGACAGGAGCCGTGATACAAATCGACACCGACAGCAGGCTGGTCAGAAAAAGCATTATACGAGAGATAGATAAAGAAGTAACAACATTTAATCTTTAAATTATGGCACGTTCAATCAGTGAAATACAAAACGGTATGATAACTGCCGCCCAGAAGAATCTGAGCATGCAGCTTTCGGTATCCAAAGTGGCCGAGTGGCGGACATGGACTTATATCTTTGCGGCAGCCATTCATGTATTTGAAATTATCCTGGATACTTTCAAAGTTGAAATAGACACCATCACCAACAAGATCACACCCGGGACGGTGAGGTGGTATGCAGAAATGTGCTACCGCTTTCAGAACGGGTATGAACTCAAGTTCGATGACAGCAGGGCCATGCTCTACTATGACAAGATTGACCCACAGGCACAAATCATCAAGGTAGTGGCCATCAGGGAGGAGAAAAACAGCCTGGTGATCAAAGCGGCCAAGCAGGACCATTCCGGTAAAATTGTTCCCCTATCCCTGGAAGAGCGGTATAACTTCGCTGCATATATAGATGCGGTCAAATTTGCCGGTGTGGACACCACTATCGTCTCCACAAGCCAGGACAGGATACGTTACAATCTGGAGGTGTACTTTGAGACTTCCATACCCAACACCCTGGTACGTGAGAATGTAAAGAAGGCTCTGGATAAATTTAAGGCTTCTCTGGGATTCGACTCAATGATTTATAAACAAAGGTTTATAGATGCCGTCATGGATGCTTCCGGAGTGGTAACCTGTAACCTGGTCTCCTTGGAGAGGAAAGGCGTAACCGATGATGATTTTAAAGCGGTGGATGTATTCTCCGTACTTGAATCCGGATACTTTGAATATGCCGACGATTGTGTGCTGACACTTAAATCTGTAAAGGAGCTGGAATCATGAATCTGAAAATAAACTATCCCAATTTTGTCCGGCAGCTGCTTCCGCCTTATAAAAGACAGCCTTCCCGCCTGGCATTATTAAAGGGCTTTATCGAACCGCTTCAGGTGCTGTTTGAAGAGTTCAACGTCTGGCGTGATAACTCGCGTATGATGATCAATGTAAATTCACAGGTGAAAGTTCTGGAGGAGTATCTTCGTAAAAAATATAATGAGCCTGTCAGGATCAAGATCGTGACCTATAACAACATGCTTCTTTTGGTCGGCCTGCTGAGTGAAGGACGTGCGATGTGGCCTGAATTCGGCTTGATTGGAGAAAACTGTTTCCAGTCCGTTCCGCTTGAAAACGAGGTCCGGGACAAGTTTGACGGTGCCGATTTTGTCGTATACATCCCTCTTGAAGTCGACAAAGTATTGATTGAGGCGGAAATAGAGAAATATAAACAGGTATTAACCACTTATAAAATTATTCAGAAATGAAAAGACATGTACAGAAAACAGGGGTACGGCAATGGGCCGGTGAAGATCTTCTGGAGTTGCAAAGCGAACCGTTAAAAGCTATCGATGACTTCTTTAGCGAGTATGGGAACTGTGTCATAAAAGGGATGGAGGTTAAGCCGGCCCTAAATGGCAGTTATGACATTACGGAGGGGCTGGTGGCGCTCTCCGGAGTTGATGCCGACAGTAAGCCGGCGTTCAAAGTGGTACGCTTTGCGGGCATTGAAAGCACCACGCTTCCCATTTATCTGACTTTGGCCCACCATGTTTTAGAACGTCCTTACTCGGATGGGCAGGTCAAGCCGGTCGCTTACAATTATTATGCGGCGGTTTCAAACATAAAGCCTGAAAGCGGGGATTATCTGGAAGTAGCGGCGGAAAACATTCCACGCTTTGTGGATGTGATACAGGATGCGAAACACCGTTTTTTCACAGACACCGAACGGACAAAACTCAATGGGATTGCAGAAGAAGCAAACAAATATGTGCATCCACAGGAACATCCGGCTTCGATGATTAAATTTACCGATGGGAAAACGTTTCAGCAGAAACTGGATGAAGGCTCACTCAAGGGACCGCAGGGAGAGACCGGTGCTACGGGAGCACAAGGACCTAAAGGAGATCCCGGAATACAAGGGCCTAAAGGGGAACAGGGACTGACGGGTCCGCAGGGAGCGACCGGTGCCACCGGGCCGCAAGGTCCTAAAGGAGATCCCGGCGCACGCGGACCACAGGGAGAGCGGGGACTGACAGGTCCGCAGGGTCCACAAGGAGCAACCGGTGCCACAGGGGCTCAGGGTCCCAAAGGTGACACTGGTGCACGAGGTCCACAAGGAGAGCGGGGATTGACAGGTCCGCAGGGTCCACAGGGAGCAACCGGTGCTACAGGAGCTCAGGGTCCCAAAGGAGACACCGGCGCAAGAGGTCCACAGGGAGAACGGGGACCTGTCGGACCACAGGGGCCACAGGGAGTACAAGGTCCACAAGGACCGCAGGGACCGGGGATTGTTATTCCAAGAAGTGTTAACCATAAAAAAGTTATTTTTGATGGGCAAAAGCCGCGGTATTTGATGGTCACTGTAAAAGCGACTGTTTCTTCCTCCGAATGTAAAATCTTAAGTGGCGTTGTACAATATACAAGTAATATGACTTATGTACTGGATAAAAATTATTCGGTCTTGGTCTCCTCAGATGGAAGTGTCACGCTCAGTTGGACACAAAGCATGGGAGACCTGGAATGTGTAGGTATCCTCTAACAAAGGATGTATCGGTGAAAGGAAAAGTAGTCTCCTAATTAAACAAAGGATTTGAATGATAGCGTATCGCCATTCAAATCCTTTCCATTTTATAAAAGAACTACTCGTTTACTTCTGGCATATAGATAATGTTTTTTTGTACCAATCGTTTTGAAAAAACGGCCGATTTGATTTGCCGATTATACACACGGTTACCATCGGTCAGTACCTTTTTCATGGCACGGACGAAGGACTTCATCACATGGGCGACATCTTCCACCGAAAGTGCTCCGACAGACTCTATTTCCGAAGCGATGCGATGAATGTCGTACACCTTGGAGTCGCCCGCCTTCTGCTTGATGTAATAAACGGTCGGTGAATTTTTGTCACTGATTTTTTTGTGGCGCGAACAGCGCACTACTGATACATTTGCCATAAGCTATTCATTTAAGTTACTGAAACAAAGATACGGCACGGCAGCAGCGCAGATACAGTCACCGTCCGGCAGCGTCGGTTGCGGTCCCGATAAATCTCCACCCGTCCGTCAAGGCTCGCCAAGTGCCTCCGTAATCAGCACCACCTGTGCCGGAGTGTAACGCTTGGCACGGACACGCAGTCCGGTAGCACGCAAACGCTCCGTCAATCCCGGAAAAGAAACGATCCATTCGTTAAACAATTTCATAGCGCTCTGAGGCAGAATATCGGGCAGATAAAGCGCTGCCAACTCACTTTTCCCGTAACTCCGGTAGCAGAACGGAGTTTCTTTTTCATCATCGTCTTTATGTTTCATGATAGTAATGGTTTTGAGTTTAATTCACCACGGAGGACACAGAGAACACAGAGAATATCTTTCTCTTAAACATCTTAATAAACAAGAGATTAAAACTCTGTGTCCTCCGTGTACTCTGTGGTGAATCGTATTCGTTTCTAAACAGTTTCTCCCATAAGCAGCGTCTGCTCCGGCAACCAGCTCCCGCTGTCGAAAAGCGTATTCCTCACCCTCCTCTCAGGTGGTGCCGAAGCGTCGTCGTCCACCTCGCAAGGCTGATAACGCCCGCTGACCGGATTGTAGACAAACGAGGCCATTCCCTTGCCTCCCAAATGCTTGAACTTCACCTTGTCCACATGAATACGCGCCACGCCTATCGCGTCGTCCCGTTCGACAACGATACCGAAATCGGCCTTATTGAAAAAGTCGGCCGAACCGTTAATGTCGTACATCTCCACACGGGGTGTGAAACCGCTGCCCGGCAGGCGGTTCATCTTGCGCGGATGGGCCACGAGGATGACCAGACACTGATGACGGACGGCAAATGCCGACAAGCGGTTGAGCACCGACGAAAGATATTGCGTCTCTGTCTGTCCGGGCGGGATGCTGTGCTCCAGACGGTTCAACGGATCGACCACCAGAATGCGAATGCCCCGCCGGGCAACGAGCCGGCACCCGGTCTCGAGTACCGCGTCGAGCGTGCACTCTCCCCGGGGCAGGATGTGGCAGACGTGCTCTGTCAGATAGCGGCTGACGCAGAGATATTTCCCCTCGGACATGCCGCAACCGGGCTGAAAACGGCAACCGGTCAGCTTCTCGGCCAGCTTGCGCAGATGATAGACGATGGGGATGTTCTCCGGACTGAAAAACGCGATATCCCACCGGTGGCGCAGGCAGAGGCGGAGCACCAGCTCGTCCACCCACTCCGACTTCCCGTCGCCCGGCTTGCCGGTGACGATCATCAACCGCCGCAACTCGAACGTGCAGAGAGCGTCGAAATTCTCCCACCCCGTCTCTACACCGGGCGTAAAACCCCGCTCGTAGAGCGCACGCAACTCTTCTTCCAGGCCGGCAGCCGTAAACACTCCCTCGATGGGCACTTCTTCGGCCTGCTCCAAGGCGATGCGCAGGCTCTCGGCACCGTACTTGCAGAGGTGCTCGTTGGCATCTTTGCAACCCGGCCCGTAGACGACCACCCGGCAACGCTCCACTCCCAGGCGGCGCAGCAGTTCGGCGCGCAACCCCAATCCTGCCTCGTCCGTATCCACGGCAATGTAAATCAGCCGTTTGTCCTCCAGATGGGTCTCCACAAAACGGTCCATCCATTGCAAGTTAGAATTGGCTCCCGAAGGCACCGACACCACATCCCTCCGCCCGATGGCCATAAACGAAGCCGCGTCCAGTTCACCCTCGGTGAAGATGCACTCCGGCGTTCCGCGCAGGGCATCGATGTGATAAGGGATCAACTCGGCACCGGACACCATCCGGAAGTGCTTCTGCAAGGTACGGAATTTGGTATTGACCAGCTTTCCGTCTTCAAAATAGTTGAAACAGAGGCAACGTTCCTTCTGCCCGGTCTGGGGCATATACTCTTCCTGCTCGGTCAGCCGCAGTTCGGCTATGACGTGCTGGGGAATGCAACGCTGTTCCACCAGCCAACGCTCAAAATCGGCGGACAGGGTGGTTTTCGAAGCATCGAACACCGGCCGGCGGAAGTGGGCGGGGACAGTCCGGGCGGCCCTGCGGGAGGCGGCTTCGCGGCGTCGGTGGAAGTCATCATCAGGATCGGGCACATAGACGTCCCACCCGCAATGATAGCAGTGGCAATGCCCTGTATTGAGGTCTACCCGTAACGAGCGGTCTGCCTTGTTGTGACGCGTGGCGTAGCACACCGGGCACTTGGTCTTCAGCACTCCGCCGGACTTGCCGCGGAGATCGATTTTTACATGGTCGTCGCCGACGTTGTTATAGTCTCGCATAATTTTTTTTTGTTTTATTTCACCACAGAGTGACACAGAGTCTCACAGAGTTTTTTTTTAGACATAAGAACAAAAGAACAGATGATTCTTTACCGTTTTTTTGCTATTTTGCCTCAAAAATTTGTTCTTATGTCCTTTTGTCTGATTAAAGAAACAGAGCGCAGCCGGATGATCTCTGCAAGACTCTGTGTGTTATTAGACATAAGAACAAAAGAACAGATGATTTTTTACCGTTTTTTTGCTATTTTGCCCCAGAAAATTTGTTCTTATGTTCTTTTGTCTGATAAAGAAACAGAGCGCAGCCGGATGATCTCTGCGAGACTCTGTGTGTTATTAGACATAAGAACAAAAGAACAGATGATTCTTTACCGTTTTTTTGCTATTTTGCCTCAAAAATTTGTTCTTATGTTCTTTTGTCTGATAAAGAAACAGAGCGCAGCCGGATGATCTCTGCGAGACTCTGTGTCACTCTGTGGTGAATTGTATTCATTTCTACCTTTTCCGGACAGCCGGGCTCCACACTTCGGACAGCCGGGTTCCAACCCTCGGACAGCCGGGCTCCACACCTCCGACAGCCGGGCTGAGACCCTCCGAGAGCCGGGCTACCTACCTCCCCCATCTCCCGGCCCGTTCGTCCCATACCGCCGTAGCGCCGGGGCGTGGAGGTGCCTCGGGCGGAATGTCATATCCCTGATACGTCCTGCGCCCCTCCACCAGCGTCTCGAAGCGATAAGCATCGGCCTGCCGCACCACCGCCTGCCGAGCGTATAGTTTTTGCCTGAACATTTCACACGTCCGCGTGCCCTGTGCCAGGCAGTTGGCAAAATAGCGTTTCGTTTCCTTCAGGTTCACCATCTCCGCCTCCTTGGCATAGAGGCGTACATGCTCTTTGAAGAGATCGACCAGCTCTTGCTGCCTGCCTACAAACAATTCGCCCAGTCCGGAATGCATCCCCACCATCTCCATCCAGAAGCGATCGGCCTGCATTTCGTCCACCATAGCCTCCCAACCGGTGTAGGGACGAAGCGGAAGCTGACCATCTTCCTCGTCAGTGGCAATGGCAGCGGCAGTGACAGGGGCTGCTGCCCCGTCCTCACTCTTTTCTGTTGTTTCTGTTTTGTATTGTTCTGTATTGTTCTGTATTGTATTGTAGGTTTTTCTGGGTTTTTCTTCCTCAGTCACAGCAAGTTGCAAGCGCTCCTGCACAGCCGTTTCCGCTCCATGCCGCACACACGTTTCGTCCGCAGTCCGCACGGGACGAACCTTCTTTGCCGGACGCCCTCCCTTCAATCCGTTACGGCGGCTGTTCGCACGTTTTCTCTCGAGAGGCTCCATCACCCTGTCCAAATACGGGGAGTAGAATTCGGGCTCCTCTCCTTCGTCCAGACTGAAAAGCCCGAAATTGAGAATCACGTTCCCGAACATCTCGACGGTCCCATTATTGCACCGTGCCAACTGTTGCAGCAGGCTGAGCGTGTAACATCCCCTGTAACGGGGCTGATGACGCAGATAAAGCAAGATTACCATATAGGCCCCCAGTCCCTCGATTCCGCAGGACTGTATCAAGTCCCCCACTTGCCGTCCGGCAAGAAAATCTTTCTCCAGAATAAAAAATTGTTCTCTTTCCATAATTGTGTTTTGATTTTGATTCACCAC